AAGTGTGGGGGCGAGGAATGGAAATAATATGTAATTGTGATTAAAGAATTGACGTATGAGCAAGAGTGTATTATCGGCAGGTGATGAATTGAGAGAGGTGCTTATCGAAGATGAGAGCCTCAGCGCACTTATTGGCGAGAAGGTGTTTCCTAAGGTTGCACCAGCTGATACAAATGGCGCATTCATTACGTATCGCATGACGAAATTTAAGCAGCTTCGCACTAAGTTCGGTGTGTACGATCAACAAGCTATGTTTGAGTTCATGATCTGCAGTCCTGATAATGACGAATGCGTTGAGATAGCGGAGGCATTCTGTGACGTGATGACTAACCGCAAGGTAGGCGGTGTGAAGGTTGGTATAGAAGGAGGTGAAAGTACCCTTACACCTTTCGAGATTAAAGGACAGGCATGGCACGTGATGTTCTTCGATGTACAGATAGGAGATTTGGATTATCATAGTAATAATAACTATTAATTAATTGATTATGAGTAACGGAAATGTAACTTACAGAAGTGACGAAAACGTCAAGATAGGACAGTTAATCCTATTCATTGACGGTAAGCCACACGCTTATGCGACAAGTGCTACACTGAACCTTAGCGCTAACGTTATTGACACCAGCAACAAGTTTGATGGCTCCTGGCAGAGTGGTAAGGTTGGAAAGAAGAGTTTTACGGTGAACTCTGAGGCTTTGCTTACTGAGCAGCCTGACACGCTGAGCTATGAGCAGCTTATTGATAAGTATATAGAAGGTGCTCCTGTAGAATTCGAGTTCGGAACATTGAAGTACGATGAGGATGAGAATACAGGAGACATCTCTAACGTAGCGATCGACAAGAGTAAGCCTTGGTATAAGGGAAACTTGCTTATCACAAGTTGCGAGATTCAAAGCCAGAGTGGAGACCTCGCAAAGAACACTTTGCAGACACAAGGCTCAGGACCTTTGCTGAAAGGCACAAATACACAAGCTTCTAATGGCGGTTCAGGTACTGGTGGTGCATAATTTTTTGCCATAGTTGTAAATTTAAGAGTTGAACATGACTGGGGCGGGCTTTTTGCCCGTCCCTTTTTGGTTAAAAGCTATGATTAAAATAAAACATATAGTTGCATTCGAACAGCTGACGGGAAAGAGCTTCTTTGCCCTCGATGATAGCAATGAGGATGATGTGATGGCATTTGCTTTCATTATCAGCGAGCAACGTTGCGAGTTGAAAATCTTCAAGTCGCTATCAAAGATTAACGATAAGTGGCTAAAGAAAGCCGTGGAGGAGATAAACCATGACTTGCGGTATATTAACCAGTTTTCGCATGAAAAAGAGCGTGAGCGCGAAGAAAATGAGGAAAAACCGATGATTGGAGATATTATCGGAGCGTTGGTTATCGATGGCGTGGATGCTCGTTGGTTGATGGATAGCGGTATGGAGGTGCTCGGTTGGGTGTGGAAAGCTCATATTGAGAAGGAAAAGCAACTTAACATGAGGCTGAGACACTGGGTAAAGATTTTGCTTACTCCAAATCTTACGAAGGAAGGACGAAAAATGAGCGAAAAGGAATTCATGCCTTTTGCGTGGGAGGAGGAAGCGAAAGAGAAGGAAGATGTTACGGATAAGGATCTGAAGATAGCTAAGGCTCTGTTTGGTCATTGAAAAATGGAAAGATTGAGATATTGAAAGATTGAACATTTGAAAATTGAAATATGGGAAAACTTAGTTATTCGATTGCTATTAACCTGTTGACGAATGGCGTTAAGAATGGCGCTCAACAGGTTGAGAATACCTTTAAGAGGTTAGGCAATACAATTAGGAATACGTTAGGTACATTGGGATTAGGGCTCGGTTTTACCGAGTTCGGATTGTCGATGATTAACGCAGGAAAAGAGTTTGAGAACGCTATGGCACGTGTGCAAGCCGTTACGAATGCCACTAAGGAGGAATTCAAGGCGATGAGTAACGAGGCTAAGAAGATGGGCGCCAACACTCAGTATTCAGCCACACAGTCGGCTAACGCGTTGGAAAACCTTGTGCGTAATGGTTTGAAGCCATCGCAAGCCGTGGCGATGCTTAATAAGACAATGAAGTTTGCGCAAGCCAACGGCATAGAACTTGCTGAGGCTGCAGACCTCGTTACTAACAACATGAATGCTTTCGGCTTGGCTGTTAACCAGGCAGGACGCGAGACTGATGTGATGAGTGCCACGGCTGCTAATTCGGCTACTAACGTGCTATCACTTGGTGAGGCCCTGACACAAGCAGCACCATTGGCGCGGAACGTTAATGCGAGCATCGAAGAGACTAATGCAGCCTTAGGAACATTGGCTAATGTTGGTATCAAAGGCTCGGATGCTGGTACGGCACTGAAACAATTCTTCATGGGACTGAGCACCACCACTCCACAAGCAACGCAAGCGTTGAAGGCTTATGGCTTGCAAATAGACCAGACTACACTGCAGACTAAAGGATTGACTGGAGTGCTTGAAGATATGGCTAAGAGCGGTATCGGTAAGGATAACCAGGCATTGGCTAATATCTTTGGTCGTAGAGCCTTTGCGGGCGCAGCATCGTTGATTAATAACTACGGCAATTATTCGAGCTTGCTTGGCACGTTGAAAGGCAGCGGTGGAACTAACGACCGCATGTTTGAGCAAGGCGTAGGCAATATGCAGAATGCTCTCAAGAGCCTTGAAAGCGCTTGGGAAGCTTTTCGTGTGAAAATGTTCGAGGGAGAGGAAAGCATGTTCCTTGCGCCAACACAAGGATTGACGAAGTTTGTGCGCTATGCGACTGAACATCTTAGCGACCTTGTGGCACAGATAGCAATCATCTTTGGTGGTGCTAAGCTGCTGAAGGTGTGGGATGGCTTCAAGACAGCAGCTAAGGGAGCATTTGAGAGCACCGTTGCAAGCGCCACACAAGCTAATGCAAGGATGAAAGCGTTGCAGCGCTCAAGAATACAGATAGAGCGCCAGATGGCTACGCTCGAAAGACAGATTAGTGAGACTACAGGACAGGCTAAGGTGTTGTATGAGCAGCAATATCAGTTGAAGAAAAAAGAACTGATTGCTAATGGTGCAGCCTTTGAGCGTGCAATGGCAGAGCGTAATACTCTTGTGGAGCAAGGCGAGAGGATGAAGCAGTTGAGTGGCTGGAAACTCTACTGGACTCAACTAAAAACAGGCTTTGCTGGTGTGAAAGCTACATTAGCCTCGGTATGGGCAACGGCTGGACCTATTGCATTGCTCGCTGTTATTACTGAGATTATCTTTGCCTTAAAAGACTTTTATGATGAGTCGCAGAAGATAAAGAACATGCAAAGAGAGTATAACAACGAGCTGAAAAAGGCTACTCACACGAAGGAGATAGCCGAATTACAGCGGTTGCAAAAACTCTATAATCAAACAAAGGAGAACAGCAAGGAGCGTATCAAGTACGAGGATCAGATTAGCGCTATAATGGGTAAGCACTTGAAAGGCGCTAAGGATATCAACAATGCTCTCAATGACCGTATAGGCATCTTGAAGAAAGTTGCCGAAATGGAGTTCTACACGAACAAGAGTTTGAGTTTGCAGGATGAGATAGATGAAATTGAGAATAAGTACGGAGGCGACCCGAATAGATTTTGGAATGGACGCAAAGGCGGACAGCAATATCAGAGCTGGAAATTACAACAAGGTTTTTGGACACGTCTTAAAGGACCATTCCTTTTGCAGGGTGCGAAGAATGATACTGCAAAATACAATGAGCTTGTTAGGCTGAAGGCACGTGCTGATAAGGCAGCGGAAAGACTTCAATCTTCAATGCCTGTGCAAGGTGGTGGAGGTGGTGGCGACACCTTTATACCGAAAGACCTTGGAGGAGGAAGTAAAGGAAAGACTGATGCAGAGAAGGCTGCTGATGAGCTGAAAGGCATGGAGAAAGACTATGCCAACAGCTTGAAGGCGCTGAAATTGCAGAAGGATAAAGGCTGGATAACTGAGAGCGAATATCAGAAGAGCTTACGCGAATTGGAGCGCAGCACCTACATGAGAACACAGAGCGCGGAGTATGCAAGTACCAGGGAGAGCGACTTTGCTAAGAAGATAGGTGCACTTGCTGATAACGGCAAGAGTGATGATATGCTCAAGATGTATGAGATTGCCGAAAGAGTAGGTAAGGCGGAGGTGCAATATGAGCGTGATATACTGGCAGGTGTGAAGCGTCAGGATGAACTCGATGAGGCTATGCACGAAGTGTATAAGAGCGCTATTGAAGAGGCTGCATCT